TCTGACCATACTTCTCTTCTTTCTTTCTCCGGTAAGTACTTTGCGTACTTCATGTGGACTGTAATGTCCGATAGCGTTTTGTTGGCGATGTCTTGTGGCATATGTCTTTATCTCCTTATTTTTTCATGTTTCTAAATACTTCTCTGGCTTTTGAAAACTCTTTTTGTTGTTGCTTTGCCAACTGTTGTTGTTGCAGCTTTACAACATCATCTCTTTCTAGAACTTTAATAGACACACTTGACGTGTCCATAAACGCGGAAAACACAATCCCATCGGGACCATTTCTGTTTTTAGCGACAAAAATGCGTGCTATATTAGAATTTCTATCCTTGATAGTTCTGGATAGACTAATAATAAAATCTGCGACAAAGCATTTATTAAATGCTTCCGAGATTGACTCCATTGTGATTACTTCTTCGTTAAGACCCTTTCGGTTAGTTTGTGAAGCGGTTACGATAGGGCAACCAAACTCTTGTCCAAGTCCGCGTAGCTCTTCATAAATAGATTCTAATTCGTGTCTTTTCTCAGAATTTTTACGAACTACCGAACTTTTTAACAAATCGCCGTAGTCAACAACAATCATATCAATTTCCATTTCTGTCTGCCTAATCTTCTCCAAGTGATTTTTAAGAGTCACAACTGAAGCAGACTTGGTTGGAAACTCTTTTACGATAAGTTGCCCATCAATATTCTTGATTACGTCATAAACCTCATCTTTTTGATTTATAAGCTCGTCTAATGGAATACCGGTAAGACAGGCATCATAACGTTGAGCAACGGACGTATCGGCAAGTTCTAACGTGAAATGGACAACATTTTTACCTTGCTTTAGAGCTTGGGCTCCAAGATGGACAAGAACATGAGACTTTCCAGCACCAGTTGGAGCAACGACAACTACAAGTTCTCCTTGACCAAGACCACCCTTTGTTATCTTATCTATCTTTGCCCAGCCAGTTGTAACTGGGTTACGGGCTCGTTCGATAAAGCGTGCCTCAAAATCTTTGATATAGTCATAGCCATAGTCATTACTGATGCCTAGTTTTAGAGCATCTGCAATAAGTTTTTCTATCTCCTCAAAAGAACACTTGTTTAAGAGCGGGACAGACTTCATCATAGCTTTTTTAAGCACTTGCTTACGGCAGAAGTCCACAGACTTGGAGATAATGTAGTCTCGGTCTTGGATGTCTGGAAAAGCTTGAACTTTTACAAAGTAATCCATTACTTGTTTTTTGATTATCTCGTTTTCTTCTCCTAGTTCTGTGTTTAGAACAGAGTTTAGTGTTTCGTTTGTCGGGTGAATCCCGTAATCTTTCTTATAAGAAAACAATCTCTCTGTAAATACTTGGAGGTATTTTAGCTCCAAGAACTTTACGTCTAACACTTCTTGCATTTGGTCGCAGTAAGACCGGTCGTAAAGCATAAGCTTACACATATTTTCTTGGAAAGTCTTTCCAAAAATTCCTAAACTATCCATTTACTCCTCGCTGATTGGGTGGATATAAATATAACCTTTGTGGTTTAAAAAGTCAAGTTCAATATGAACTATTTTATAAGTGGTGAATGTTATAGGGTAAAAAAGTTTAACGTCTCAGTCTACGCTTTTTTTTCTTTTTCTTTTTGCTTTTTGATTTTTCAGAAGTCTCTGAAATACTTGATGATTCGCTATAATCAACAGGCTGTACAAATGCAGAAGTGAGCAAAATATACAGTAATAAACCCAAACCGTATAAAAAGTTTCGCACCACTGCCTCCTGTGTTATACAGTAACTATAATTTAACTTAACTAAAAAGCAATGTCAATACCAATTTATTTAAATATTTTTTCTTTTGCGCTGAGATACATTTTAGGCAGAAAAGATTTCTTTAAATTTAGCAATCTATCAAACCTTGCTCGCTCTCTAGAATTAATGTATTGACCTGTTGGTTTTTTGATTTCGCCGTCGATCATTTGATCTCCAAAATCATAAAATTTTGATTTGCTTGGTGGTGCTGCAGTGGCAGCAAAAGATAAGATTAGTAACGTAGTAATAAGTATTTTTTTCAATGATATAACTCCCATAAGGGGTGCGGAAATGATCACGCCCCCTATAGGTAATTATATCGCTTTTAGCTTTGTCGACTAAACAAGCTTTTTACATAGCTTGTCCAAGCCCAGAATTTTCTTTCTTCAAGATAATCTGGGTCTAAGTCGTTTGCGTATGCTTCGACCTCAAATGGGTTTCCGTAATACGCTGCTTTCCAGCTTCCCTTTGTAAAACGACCAATAACATAAAACAAACCGTATAAAATCCATTGAAACACAAACAACATTTCAACTTGCTGTAAAAAGTGAATAGTCTCGTGAGTTATTGTTTTTTCACTTAACTGCCCTCGACAAACAACAAATGGACCAGCAGAGAAAGCCCATACATCGATAGGAGCGATCTTCGATAGCCAATGGGGTAATTTGCTATTTTCAATAAAAATTGGTTTTAAGTTCTTCATTTATTAAGTTCCTTTTTATCCCTTTGGATTCTTGCGAAACTTTCGAACATAGCATTCCAATTGATCTCATTGATCCCATCCTCTAACATCATTTTATATGTTTGAGTTTTATTGAAGGTGTGTTCGAAGTTGTCAATAATCCATTCGACGCTCTGTTTAGTCTGCGCCGAAAGGCTTGGGCTATACAGTTGCATCAGGTTATAATTAGACTGAATAAGCGATTTGTTCTCTTTTATGGAAATGAACGCCTTAGCGTTACTTTCTTGATTTTCACAGAACTCTATCAAATCATTGATGTAAACATCCTCTTCTTTTTTG